AAAAAGAGGTGGCGTGATGGCCAGGCCACCCAAAGATCTGGACCTCGACATGCTGGAGCGCCTCGCTGCGGTCAGTCTGTCCCAGGACGAGATCGGTGCGATCATGGGCATGACCTCGCGCACCATTAGACGAAAACTATCCAGCTCAAAGATGGCGCGGGACGCTTACGACAGGGGCTACGAGCGCTGTAAGGCGTCCCTCAAGCGCAAGCAGTTCGAGATGGCGATGGACGGCCAGCCGACCATGCTGGTCTGGTTGGGCAAGCAGCACTTGGGCCAGCGGGACGAGAGTCGAGTGCAGGCCCAGGTGGACGCCAACGTTACCACAAAGACCGTTGACGTGCCGCCAGCCTCTGAGTCGTACGAGGACTGGCTGAAGCAGCGCGTCGGCCACATCTACGGCGACATGGCCGCTGTTGGGGCCAATGGCAGCAATGGACAATGACCGCACTTGTTGGCAGGCGCAGCCAGGGCCGCAATCAGATGCGTGTGCTACCAGAGGCTTTTGCGACGAGGTGTTCTACGGCGGCGCAGTGTTTGGCGGCAAGACGCAGTTCCTGCTGGGAGACTTCGCCGCAGACGTGGACCAGGGCTCGGATTGGGTAGGGATACTCTTTCGACAATCCTTCCCCGAGCTGGAGGAGATCATCGAGTGTGCGCTGTCGATTTACCCGCAGATGGGGGCAGAGTATCAGGTCGGCACGAAGACCTGGAGGTGGCCGTCGGGCGCAGTGCTGCGGCTCAGATCGCTCGACAGCCTGGAGGACTTCACGAAGTACATGGGGTTTTCCTACAGCTGGATAGGATGGGACGAGTTGCCGTTGCATGAGACCATGAAACCATATCACCGGATGAAGTCGCGGCTCAGAGGCCCTGCCAAGCGCAAGCGCATCCGGTCATCTGGCAATCCAGGCGGTCGCTGCCACGGGGAGATCAAGGAGTACTTCGCCATCGACCGCTACCCCAACGGCTACCAGCTCATCAATGACGCGACCACGGACACGTCGCGCATGTTCATTCCAAGCCGAGTCGAGGACAACCGCATCGGCCTCAATGCCGATCCCGGCTACATCGACAGACTCAAGGGGGTTGGCGATCCAGAGTTGATAAGGGGCTGGCTCGAGGGCGATTGGGACGCCATCGTCGGGGCGTATTTCTCGATGTTCAGCAGGCGCGAGTGTGAGGTTGATCCGTTCGAGATACCCGAGGGCTGGGCGCACTTCACCTGCATCGATTACGGCGAGGCGATGGCCACCTGGTGCGGCCTGTTGGCGGTGGACAGCGATTGGAACGTCTGGGTGGTAGATGAGTACTACCGCGAGAATGCGGGCGGTGCCGATCACGCTCGTGGCGTCAGGGACATGCTGGACAACTATTTCCGGCTGCGTAAAGACCGTGTGCGGATCAATCTGGCCCCACACGACATGTGGACGAAGCGCAAGCCTGGAGAGGCATCACAGGCTATGGCTCCAGCCGACAGCTTCGGCAAGGTCGGGGTGCACCTGACCCGCGCCAATATGGAGCGCGTCAACGGCGCCAGGAACGTCAAGGATCTGCTGTACGCCAAGCGCCTCAAGTTTTTCAGAGGCAAGACAGAGCACGTCCTCGAGTCGCTGGGCTCAGTGCTACGAGATCCGCACAACCCCGAGGACGTACTTAAGGGCGGCAACGATCACCCCTATGATGGCCTGCGCTACGGCATCAATCATGTGTATCGTCCGCAGCCGCCGAAACAGCCGAAGGCGACAGGCCCGAACGTCGGTGCGGAAATCCTCGACATGCTGGAAAAAATGGATGCACCAGTGGGGCGCTACTCGTGAACAAAAAACAGATTGAGTGGTTCCAGACCGAGGCCAAGATGCTGGACACGCTGTACGCCGAGAGGATGAAGCGGTGGAAGCGGCTGGCGAAGGCGTACGACCTGGAGTTTCAGTCTAAGATTCGGGACTTGAAGTCATCGGAATACGTGAAGATCTCCGAATTCTATCCACTGGTGCGCCAGGTAGTGGCCACGGTGGCGATGAATTACCCGACCATGTTCTTCGAGGTCATGGACGACGAGTCGCAAGACGGCGACATCGAGCCCATCCTGGAGCGGGCTGCTGCGGCTTTGCTGGAGATCACCGACACCAAGTCGCACGTGCATCAGGCCGTGACCGACGCCTTGTTCTGCGGCATTGGCTGGATTCGCACCGATTACAACCCCCCCGGCCAGGATCTGACATCTCCGTATCTGCCGAACTCTGAGCAAGAGGAAGACCTGCCGTCGTTCTCACGTGTGGCTCCAGGCATGGTGCACGTTGATCCCACGACGCAGCCGAACAACCTGGGAACGGCCCGCTACATCCGCGAGAAGCTGTGGATTCCGCTCAAGTCGTTGATGGACGACAAGTCAATCAAGAACACGAAGGAACTGAAGGCGTCACCGGTAGACCGGGGCACCGAGGTGGGCTTCGGGGAGTTGATGTTCAATAGGGACGACGATGACGAGGCCGCTGCGGTGCGGTCTGCGATCGAGAACGGCGAGTTCGTGCTGGTGGACCGCTGGCACATGCACTGGCCCATCGGCAGCAAGCGCTGCGTCATGTTTGCCCCCGGCGTGGACGAGCCGCTCAAGGACGTTGTGCACCCTTTCTCGAGGCGCGTATTCCAGCAGCGTACAGACATCCTTGGCAGGCCCTTGTTCGATGACCCCGAGACTCAGACTGACCCCATCCTGGACGTTGAGACCACGCACAAGGACGGCGAGCTGGGCGAACCTGGCGTTGGCTGGCTGGTGGAGCATGGGTTTCCGTTCACGCCGGTCAAATTCGACGTGCATCCCACGAGTTTCTATCCGACCCCGCACTTGGCCTATATGGAGGACATCCAGAACGGCCTCGTGGAATCCTTCAGTCGGGAGGCCAGCTTTCAGAAGCGGTTTGCACGGCAGGGCGTAGTCGAGCAGGCCGAAATCGACGCCAACCCGAAGGGCGAGGAGATCGTGACGGCCCTGAAAAACGGTGAGGACGGCGAGTGGCACGTGGTCGCAGACAAGAACCATTTCATGCCGCTCGATTACGGCAACGGAGGCGGCGCTCAGTGGGCGTTTGCGGACCGCCTGCGCTTTTCCGGTGACAGGATCAGCCAGGTAGCCGACCTAAAGCAGTCTGGCTCGTCAGCGGCTCAGACGGCGACGGAGGCGGCGCTCATAGGCGCGTCTGTCAGCATCAACAGGCAGTGGATGGAGGCTGCAGTCAGCAACGCTTACGTGGGACTCGTCCGCAACGCCAACACCATCATGGGCGACCCGCGCTTCACACCGGAACGGTTCATCGTCAACGTCGCGCCTGATGGGCAGCAGAAGGTCTCGCGCATCCTCACCAACGCCGATTTCCTGTGGAGTTACCGGATACGAGTGCAAACGGGCAGCCTGCAGCCGCTGTTCGAGGAAATGCAGAAAACCAAGGCACTCGAGTTCTTTGATCGTGCAATTCAGATGCCTCACCTATTCGACCAGCGAGAGCTGGCCAAGTTCATGGCCTCCGCGTTCGCTGACATCGATCCCGAGAAGCTGATGGTGGACGATGTAAACCAGGAAGCGGCCCAGGCGGCTCGTAATGAAAACCGCATCATAATCACGACGCAACAAGATCCTGGCGTGGTCGAGGGACAGGACCACCAGGGGCACCTGCAGGTGCATCCCGAGTATCAAAACGATCCCATCTACCTCGACTTGGCCAATCGGGCTCAGCAGCAGCTGGCCAACGGTCAAATGGCTGACCCAGGCGCAGCGCAACAGGTACAGATGATCGATTACCTGATGCAGCAGCACATGCAAGCGCACCTGCAGGCCCAGGATCAGGAACTGGCCAAATCAACGTCCCCGCCGCAAGCATCACCCACAGGCCCCGACTCGGTCATTGGAGCAGTGCAGTCTGGGGCTGCAGTGGTCGCGGATCAGGTGGCCGAAGAAACGGCGTCGGTGGGCTGAGATGGAGCAGCTGGCTGAAAAGGGATGGCATATAAAGGTAATGACGGACCACAGCGGCCCCGAGATGGTGTGGCGGGCGTGGGTCTCGTGGCGTAGGGGCGCACAGCCGCACAAAGAAGAAAGCACAAAGCAGTCTGACCTGGCCGCAATCGAGTCGTGGGTACAGTCAACCGTGGCGGGCTGGGTGTTTGAATAGGGGATAGGCAATGGCTAAAGCAAAAGCGGCAAAGAAGGCTCCCAAAAAGCCCAAAGCTCCAAAGGCTAAGGCTGCTGCACCTAAGAAAAAGGCCGGCGTGATCCGCCCCCCGTATATGGCCACGTCAATACCGCTGACAACCAGCGAAAAAATCAACCTGATACTGGACCGCGCCAAAGAGTCCAATATGAATGACACCAAGGTGTACCTGTTGACGGAGGCGCAAATGCAGGCGCTGCGGAACCTGTAAGGGCACGAGATGCCATTCAAAAGCGACAGGCAGCGCAAGATGTTCTTGTCCGCGCTCAGCGATCCTGAGCTCAGGCGGCGCATGAACATGACGCTGGAGCAGATCAGGAAAATGATCAAGCACGATGCCAGCGAGAGCTATCAAAGGTCAAAATAGCGTGATGTAAGAGCAGCACCTGAGCACGACGCACGTACTGACAGATTCATCCGTAGACACGGGGGACCGGAAGCCTTCCAGGCACTGGTTCCCCGTTTTGCGTTACAGGGCAACAGCATGGGAATACGAGTGTGGGATTACGGCTGCAGCTGCGGAAAGGAATATCGCAGTTATCCGGTCGTAGAGGACCGAACGCCAGAGACAATCCAGTGCGAATGCGGGAAACGTGCGGGCTGGATCATGGCAAAGACGAACGGCATCCACAGCACGATCTCGACGCTGTACGGCAACGGGGTCGATCCCCAATACGGCGAAGAGGTGCAGTCGTACGACCACAAGAAGCGACTGCAGAAGGAAAAGGGAATAGTCGAGGTCTCCGGCCCCGAGCACATCGATGACATCATGGCCGATGCGCCAGAGCAGGCCGCACAGCGTCCTGTTGATGTCGGGGTGGCAGATACCGTCGAGGACTTGATGAATGATCTGTACAACGACCCACGGGTGGACAAGCTCCGCACTGGAGCCCCACGCGATCTCATGGAGCCCGACATCGGGTTCTAAAACCACTCGAGTGGACAAGCGTGAAGCGCCCCAATGCTGGACAAGCACGAAGTGCCCCAGCCGGACAAGCACGGAGCGCCCCAGGACGAGCGGTAGAAAGGAAGCAGCATGGCCGAGGACGATGCAGGCGTAGCGGTTGAGCCGACTACAGAAGCCCCTTCGGAATCCGTCCCAGAGATGGGAATGGGAATCGCTGAAGATAAGGCTCCAGGAGAAGGCGGGAGCGATGCGTCCGCGCAATCGAACGAGGTGGCAGAGGGATCTACCCCTGCCGAATCAACCGACAAACAAACCGTTGAATCTCAAGATGAGAGAGACGGCAAACTGCGACATGCCCGCTTTACGCAGCGGATGCAAGAGTTGAGCGAGAAAGACCGCGACCTGAATGCCAGGGAACAGGAATTTCTCCGCGAAAAGCAAGAATGGATAAATCAACAGCAGGCAGCGTTGCAGCCGCAGGTTCAGCAGCCTGCGACGTTGTCCCAGCAGATCAGGTCGATGGTGCAGTCCACACCGGTCTGGTCGGAATCGAGCCCAGATGGTTTGTCAGCAAATGACAGGCAAGGGCTCGAGTTGGTCGCTGGGATTGCTGAGGTGAATGAATACCTGACGCAAAAGGTGGACACCCTCGAGCAACAGCTGGCGAGTATTCAGCCGACCGTAGACCAGACGGCGCAAACCGTCACATCGATGTCTCAGGGCCAGGCAGACGAACTGAAAAAGCGGGCTCAAACCGAGCAAGCGGATGCAGTCAATCTATTTGGGCAAGAGGCGGTCGACGCTCATTGGGGATACGTGCAGAACAACTGGGGGCGGGAGGTAGATCCTGTAACCGGCGACCTGCTGACGATCCCTGAGCTTATCGCAATTCGCACTCAATCAAATTTTGAGCAAGCCCAAGCCGCTAAGGAAGCGAACCGAGCGGCTGCCAATGGAGCCAAGACACGGGTCCGCCCACAGGGCACCAGTTCGGCGCCATCGGGACCGCAAGGGTACCTGACCAGGGACCAGGCTATCGCTCAAATCGCTGCAACATCGTGAGGTGTGCCGTAGTGGAAGAATGAACGAGGAATGGCACAGACACTTTCTGAGGCTGCTGACACTCATTGGTCAGCGCAGGGGAGAACGATCCGGCCCAAAGTGGTCGATAACTTCTTCGAGAAGTATCCGACCGTGGCAAAGTTCCGCACGTCGGCCATGCGAATGGTTGACACCGGAGGTCGCGGCATTGAGGTCCACGTAAGGACAAGCGGGGGCACTGCTGGAACGTTCAGCGAGTACGACGTCCTCGATAAGAGTCCCATCAATCCAGTAGAGAGCGCCTTTTACAACAAGCGCTACTACTACCATCCCATCATCCTCAGCGACACCGAGAGCTGGGAAAATGCTGGTCCAGAGAAGCGCTTCGACGAGATGGCCGAGCTGCGTGAAGTGGCTATGGAGGGAATCCTCAAAGCCATCAACGAGGACATCTACGGCGCTCAGTCTGGCAAGTCCATCCTGGGCTTCCAGGACCACATCGCAGATGCAGCTGGTGCCACAGTAGGCGGCATCAACTCCAGCACCACCACTGCCTGGGAAAATCAGCGTTCGACTTCGTCGGCCACGTTCCTGACGCAGTCGAGCACCAACGTTTTCGACGGCATTGATCGCTGGAACGACGTGCTGGATCTGTGTCGTATTGCCAAGGGTCGCCCGCGCAACCTGTTCACCACCTGGTCCATCGTCAAGTCGTATCGCATCGCTCTGTCTTCTCAGGGTTATGCACGCACGACGGTCGAAAATGCCGGTGGTATCGGGGGGCCGCAGAACCCGCCGTTTTACGACATGGACGTGATCGCAGACAACGACTGCACCGCGCTCCACAGCTATTTCCACGATCCCGACGCCATCAAGATGGCCATCATGTCCAAGGTCAACTTCCGCAAGACGCCGTTCGTGACGTTGCAGTCGAACGGCCAGCTGGCGCAGTTGGCTTACATGGTCGCGGGAGTTCAGCTGCAGAACGTTGCCCGCCGGTCAAACGGCGTGGCCACTGCAATCACAGGCACCTAAAAGACAGCCTTTCCGGGAGCAAGCCAATGCTCCCGTTGACTCGGCAAAGAGAAGAAAGAAAGGGAACCGATGGTTGATTTTGTAAACTCGGGCGCCATTCAGGGCCCTAGTGACGGCGTTAGTCAGGACATTCGAGACGAGTCCTCAGTCCAGCAGGGGCCGGTGGGCGCGTTGAGGGAACTCAACGACGGTCGCCGGTTTCGCTACGCCTACTTTGCCTCGGCCACGGCCGCAGGCTTGTTGGTGAGTCAGGACGTTTCGGCCACGGCGGTGGTTGAAACGGACAACATCGTGACCGCCGCTGATGCAGGCGCCACGAAGGTCACTATCACGGATTCTGGAACGCTGGGCAGTGCGACGGCCGACCAGTATGCGGGTGCATACCTGCACATCACTGACGATGCGGGCGAAGGCTACACGTACAGGATTCGCGGCAACACTGCCGCAAGTTCGAACGCTGTGGACTTCAACCTGTACGACGGGCTTGTTGTCGCCGTCACAACCGCTACAGACGTGGGCATCACAGGCAGTCTGTGGGGCAACGTGCACGGCGCCACCGCTGGCACCGATTACATCGTCAGCGGCGTCACTCATCGCGTAATGCAGGCCAATTATTACGGTTGGGTGCAGACCACGGGCATATGCACAATCCTGGCTGATGGTTCGATTGCGATCGGGGACAACCTGACGCTGTCGGACGGAGTAGCCGGTGCGGTGCAACTGAAAGATGCCGAGACCGAGCCGCTGGTCGGTCAGGCCACATTTGCTCCTGATAACACGGGCCACGTTGGGGTGCGCCTGTACGGTTTGGAGTAGCACCACAAGAGGGGCGGGGGCAACCCCGTCCCTCCTTAATACGAGGTAGATAATGGCAAAAGACAAAATGGGCCAGAACGGTCCCAAGGGCGCACCAGATCCCGCTGCAGTCAAAGCGGTAGAGGCAGCGAATCAAAAGCCATCCAACTCCGAGATCAAAGATTCACTGGAGTTTGCGAACGGCGAAACAACGCTACCCGATGCTGTTGTTGAAGAGCAGATGGAGAGCATCGTGTCGGCTATTCTCAAAAGGCCAGACATCGCCAACAAAATCCTGCAGGCTGCAGCGACGACGCCGGAAGGCAGGTCGCTGATGCGTATCGAAGCAGGCAGAGGAACGCCCACGGGGCACTATTACCGCGATTATGCGAACGAAAAACAGCTGCGCGTCCACGGCGGCTCCGAGGTGGTGCACCCGCCCGAGTTCGTACCGAAGCCGCCAGCGTACATCAAGCAGTATATCGCCCGCATCGGCGGCGAGACGGACTATATCGACGATGCAGAATGTGATCCTGTCACTGGCGACCCACTGCTGACGCCGCACTACAAGCTGTGGCTGGACAAAAAGATGGAAGGCGGCAGGCTGGATTCTGACGTAGCTATGGAAAGCTCCTCCGCGCTTGCTGCGGACGGTTCCCCAGCGGTCACGGTGGGCGAGGACGGGGCTCCGGCAACTACGGACCACGGCATGGTGTAGATGGGCACTCTATCGGAGTCCATCAGTGTGGTTCTGAGGCGCACCAGGCTGTCCACGTCCGTAGGTACTCACAAGGATAGGGCCAGGGGCTACCTCAACACAGCAGCGTCCGAGAATTGGCCTCTGGTGCCGTGGTGGTTCCTCGACCGCACGGTGGAGTTCAAGACGACCAAAACGCTCACGATTACCAGCGCCACAGGGACGTTTGCCGCAGGTGATACGATCACGGGCAGTTCAAGCGGCAAGACGGCAGTCGTGGACAGCTACGACAGCACCAACGGCTTGCTGTATGTGTACAGTGAGTCTGGGGCATTTACCGCATCGGAAACGATCACCTCGAGTGGCGGCGGGTCGGCCACGCATTCCTCGACGGCCAACACCCGCACCTATACGCCGATCTCGGGGCCGGTGACCTCATGGTGGTCTGCTGTCAACGTTACTGAGGACGAGCCGATCACCATTGTCGGCCCCGACCGATATGATGGGCTCGACTTTGACCGGGATGAGACCGGCACGGTTGAGGCCGTCTATATCGGCAGCATGGACGCCACCACAGGGTATCCGATCCTCGAGCTGTGGCGCACTCCAGACACTACAAATGAGACGATGCGCGTCCGTTACCGCATGGACATTGCCGCGTGGACGAGTTCGGACGATTCGTCGTCAATGCAGGTGTTGGGCATCCCGAGGATACTCGAGTCGGTGATCCAGTACCGCGCAGAGCAGCTCTACATGGAAGAGGAGCGCAACTTTGACGGATCAGCTATTGCCAGGAACAACTACAACCAGGCGATGGCCGCAGCGATCAAGCAAAACCGCAGTATGCAGGGCAGACGTAGGTATGCACGAAAAGGCGCATACGAAGAAGGTGAACTGACCATCGGAATCGGCACGGACACTGTAACGGCGGCTTAAAATGGACCCCGAAACGTTAGCACGGTTAACGCAGCAGCTGGGTATATCTGAGGCTCAAGCTCTGAGCCTCATGCGCGGGAGGCAGCCGCAGATTGCTCTGCCCCAACCAACCAAACCTGTAGTCGGCATGGGCGGTACGCTACAGCAAGCCATGCAAAAAGGGCTCTTGGATCAGGGGAGAGCCGCCCCTGCATCCGACAGAGCAGCCAGCCAAAGCGCTCAAGAGCAGATGCGCCGCCAGTTGAGTATGATGAGGGAATGGCCCAACCAAATGGTCCAAGGGTTTGGGCAGGCGAGGCCAGATACCCCTGGCCGGGCTCAGAATGCTGGAATGATGGATGCTAGACATAGCGCTGCGTTAAATAAAACCCAGCTAGAGCAGATTCGCCGCCTTCAGTTGAGTACTGGGAGAGTGGAGCGGCCCAACCAAAGGCAAATAGCTATGCAGCTTGCATCGGAGGGGACGCGCCCGAGCATGATGCCGCCAGAGGGGACGCTCCCGAGCATGATGCCGCCAGAGGAATTGCAGAGACAACGGTTTCAGGAGACTCCACAGTTCCTGCAAAATC